TCAAGGCTGCCATCCATCATGGCGTTGACCTGGTTGTCCATGTCTCTTTTGTATTGTCCGTTTATCTCAGCAACGATGTCCTCGGCTGTTGGGATGTAGCCCTGATCTAAGTGAATAGATATATAGTCAAGGATGTTGTCGCGCTGGTAGCGGATGCCGGCGTAAAAGCCTTCTGCGTAGGGTGAAAGAGTCATGGTTACCTCGATGAGATGTTGTATTCAGGGTCAACATAGATTTCAATGCTGTCCACGATGTCAATGACCTTAGCGATTGCCTTGGTTGGGATTGGGTACGCTGCCTTGATAAGACTTAGCACCTCGTTCTTCATAAGCATCCTGCCCATGTAGATTCCGTCTGACTTAGCTACTCCAAAGTTGTATTGGTGTGGCTGGAAGTCCTTGACTGCGAACTCAAGAGGCTCTGGATTGTAGTTAGGCATTTTCTCTCATTTCTTTTAGTGTTTGCTTGATGTGTTGGATTAGCTCTATGCGAGCCTTGGCTTCGTTCTCGGTTGTCGAATCTCTGAATGGTATTCCAACCTGGAGAGTGTATTGGTTTTGAGTCCATCGCTGAGCCTCGGCAATAATGCTTTCAGCTAGTTCTTGTTCGTTCATCTGCGTCTATCCTTTGTTAGCTCGTTTATCACTCCAAAGAAGGCAACTAACAAACCCAAGATGCCGAGTGTGTATCCCCAGCCAAGATGTATCTCTTGAATCTGCCAGCTTGCAATCAGGATGCCGGTTAGTGCGAATAGGTAAAGGATTATCGTTTTCATTTGCTTGCCTTCCTAGATTTTGCTAACGAGTCTGATCAAGTTTGCTTTGATTGATTCAATGTTTTCGTTGAGCTCGGCAATGGTTTCATAGATTGCGTCAGCTTCTTCAGCCTCGCCTTTTTCGGTGGCCTCATCAAAAAACTCTTGCTTCTCGTCACGCTCTTCAATCAGCTCTTCAATTTCTTCTAGTAGCTGTGTAATGTTCTCGTTCATCTTGCTTCTCCCTATCTGGCCCCCCTTGGGCCATGTATTCAAGATAGCACAGTTTTTGCCTTTTTCTGGCAATTTTGGCAAATTTCCCTGTTTATCGGCGTGTCGCGCTAAAGGACTAGTTGAGGGTTTTTACCTGAATTGTGGCACCTGGCGCGATGCCCTCGGCGTAGAGCTTACGGGCTGAGATTCGAACTATTCGGCTGTCATCAATGACTACCCCTGAATCGGTCAGGCTGTCCCCGACTGCCCTGATGAGCTTGTCTAGGTCAGGTGACACGCTTGGGAGCTGGCGATCTACTGTCTTGGGCTTGGGTAGATAGAAGTTGACGATTAGCTCACAGGGCTCGTCTATTGGTTGCCAGTCATCTGGCAGGGTTGCAATTGCTTCTTGGACTATGGCCTTACGCCATGCCTTGTGCTTTGAGCTATTGACTTGAACTATTCGCCCTTGCATGATGGCGTGTGATCCTTGGCTAGCTGGGTCGCCTGTAACGCTAAGGCTTACCTCTGCCATACAGTTCCCATGCTCCCATCATGGCAGCCCAAGCGTAAAATAAACCGAGAGCTAGTCCCACGCCATCAAGAACGCTAGTTTCATGAAGCGATAGGTTCAGTAGTATGCCGGCGGTGAAGGCAGGGACTAGCCATCGGAGATTTTTCAAAAGGGACTTGGCTCGTGTGTTGGCTCGAAGATTCCCTTTATGATTTGCATTGGTTCAGCAGGTACTACTAGAGGGTTGTTTATGCTGACCTTGATTGACTGCTTGGCCTCGCCCTCTTTGTTTGTCCAGTTGTCAATCTCTGAGCTGTATAGGCCCTCGACTTGGACTGTGTCACCTGCGTCAAGCGTTGTTGGCTGCTTTAGCCAGACTGTGTAACGCTTGTTGATTGTGTCGCCGGTCTTAGTTTCGTATGACTCGACTACCTCGATGCCTTTGCCTTCATAGAAGACTCGGCTGATAGTGCCCTTTACTTTGATTGTTGCCATCTCTTTGTTTCCTTTCGATTTGTTGTTTTACTCTAGTGCTCACCTATGACATGGTTGGGATTGGTGCAGTCAAGGTGTCCACAAGATCGTATTCCTGGCAAGACTGGCTTGCCGTCAAAGATAGGGATGCTGAGCGTCTGCTTGTCAAAGTCCCCCTGCCAAGGTATGCACTTCTCGGAGCCGTACTTGATAACCAAGGCTCGGTGCATCCGGCAGGACTGACACTTGAGGTCTTTTCGCTTGCGCTTATGGGTGTTGACCTTCCAGGTAGCACCACATCTGCAACATAGTGCAACATTGTCATCCACGCCATAATCTTAGCTAACTACTCTGGCAAGGTGGCCCTCGAAGCGTAGTGCTACCTCACCGAGTCCACCATGTCTGTTCTTTGCGACCTTCATAATCATCTGGCTCTTTTGCCAATCAAACTTATCTTCCTCGACTTGTTCGCGGTGCAACAAGATAACGACATCGGCATCCTGCTCAATTCCACCTGAATCTCTTAAGTCTGCCATGTCAGGCTTTGAGTCGCGTCTTTGCTCTGGGCCTCGGTTTAGCTGAGCAAGGGCTATGACTGGGACATTCAAATCTCTGGCAAGGTTCTTGAGGCCGATGCTGATGTCTGTGATCATCTCGTAACGCTTGCGCCCCTTTTCTGTATCTTGGATTAGTCCAAGGTAGTCAACAACAATTGCTTTTAGGTCGCCTGAGCCTTTTACGCTGTTTGCCGATGCTCGAATCTGTAATAGGTTTTGGCCTGACTTGTCATGGATAGCTAACCGATGCGATTGGATTTCGGTTCGGACTTTTAGGATGCGTTCCCATTCCCACTCTTGCAGGTTCCCCTTCTCAATGCTTCCAAGATAGACCTCTGCCTGACTTGCAACGATGCGATTGTAAAGTTCATGCTTGCCCATCTCCAAGCTGTGAAAAGATACAGGGCCAATCTTTGACAACTCCCAAGCAATCTGTAAACCAACGATGGTTTTACCAACGCCAGGCCTTGCTCCGACAATGTAAAGTGCACCCGGCCTAAAGCCACCGATAATGTCGTTCAGTAATTCCCAAGGGCTTATTGGGTAGAGTTTTGGTTTGTCAATCTCATCCATGTAGGCCAGTAGTTCGTCTGCGACATAGCTTGGCTTGACTGCGGAGTTGCGATCAATCAGGTCATCAATCTCTTTTTTGGCTGTGTCAAATACTGTTGCTAAATCTTCATGCTGAGCTTTGCTGTGAATCATTGTGCCGGCAATAGCGAGTCTGCGCCTGGTTGCTTCCTCGATTACCTTGCTGGCATAGAAGTTGACTGAAGCTGCTGTTGGTGTTGCCGTAACGATGTCATGCAGATAGCTGGCAAGTTTTGGAAGGGCTGCACCAACAGTCATCACATCAATCGGCTGGCGATTAGCCTTCATCTCTAGCAGGGTTTTGTAGATGTGCTCGTTTTGCAAGTCATCAAAGTCTTTAGGCGCGAGTGTCAGGTTCTCAAGTGCCTTGCCGTTTGTCAGTAGGACTGATCCGATTACTGACTGCTCGAACTGTGTCAATTTATTCTCCCTACAAACAACTTAGCTAATGGTTTTGCCTGAGCCAGTTCAACACTCTCATAGAGTTCCTTGTTTAGCCATGAGGCTGGGTAGGGTATGTAAGTTTGGTCTGGTAGCTTTCCCTCTGAGTAAACCTTAGCTAGTTTCAACAGCTCATCAGCAGGTTTTCTTTTGATTGCTTTGTTCCAAGCTTTTAGGGCATCAGCTTTAGCTATCTTTTTTGGGTAAAGATTCCAGAATTTATCAAAGTCATTATTGCTGGTTTCTATTGATGGTTCTTTGATGGTTATATTGATGTTTTGCGTGCCAACAGGTGTCACCCCTGATTTACCTGAGCTGTCACCCCTGCTTACCTGAGCTGTCACCCCTGATGCCGAATCTGTCACCCCTGCCTGAATTGTTATCCAGTAAAGGTTTGTCTTGTATTGGTTTTGAGTTGGTGCGTTTTGTAGCTCAACTCGAAGCTCACCAAGGTCAATCAGTTCTTGAATGTCACGCTTAACGGAACGCTCTGAGGCATTGGCATAGCGAGCCAGGGTGCTTATTGCCGGCCATGCCCCCTGATCCCCAAGGTGATTCGCAATACCAAGCAAGACAAGTTTTGCCCTACCGGTGGCCTTGGATTTGTTTAGGACTAATGCGACTGCTTCGATGCTCATCTTGCTGCTGCTCTCTCAGTCATCAGCATCATTACTGTTGGGCTGACCTGACCTTTATCATAAGCGTCTTTGATGAGCATTACCCATTGACCTGCATCAAGGCCCATAGCTCGATAGTCCATCTCAGCCATGAAGATGTTACCGCCGTACATTTCTAGAACCTCGGCAAGGTTTTTATTTTCCCAGTTAAACACTAAATGTGCCTCCTAAATTAGGTTGGCACACTACACTTGGTAATGATGCCAACAGCATGATTGTTGGTATCTTGCCGTTCAAGGGTTCCGATCCTTGGGCGGCACTTTTTTATTCAGTTATGGCTTTACAGTATCAGCTTAAAAGTATTCAGGCTCCATTTCGAGCAAGTCTTTTGTAAAGTCGTCATTTAGTAGCCACCAGCCGCCATGCCCAAAGATAGGCACTTCATTAGGTGTTTCATAGTTTCTTAGCTTCCAGCCGTACTTGCGCCCTAGCTCGGCAAAACCAGAGTCAGCCTCTAGCCTGAAGTTAGCCTCAGCGCATAGCGGGATGATGTTGCTTGGCTGACTAGCTAGGTGATTTTTACTTCCCATGCCGCGATTCAATCGGTGATGTGGAATTAGGTCATCGCCTTGAGTGCCACAATGCCAACAGCCAAGGTCGCGCTCTAGGTATTTCTGGAACTGTTTTTTAGTCATCGAAGGGATCGTAAATCTTGGCCGGCATCTCACCAGGTTGGAAGCCTAAAGCGATTGTGGTGTCTGCCATCCCACCATTGACCGCTTCGATTATGTCGGTGTTGTCGGAGTTGTCGGTTATACAGGTGTGCTTACGCCGCCATTCTCGGACAAGTTTGATTGCCTGAGCATCATCAGTCTTTATTTTGGCCCCACAAGAGCAAGATTCGGCTATCACCTGCCTAGGCTACCAGCTAAGCGTTTCTCCATTGGAGTTCGACATTCTTGCTAATTACAGCCATCATGGTCGCTTGGTCGGATAAGGCCCTCATCTTGGTCTTTACCCTGTTGTATTCAGCCCTTGCTAGGTCAGCCTTTAGCTTTTCCTCTACTGCTTGTAACTTAGCCACAGCTTGCCGGTCTGCCACAGTCCCAGAGTTATTGATGAAGGCTAGTGAGATTGCCCTGTCATAAGCCGAATCAGCGTCTGCCAGCTTGCACTCGGCATCGTAGAGAGCGTTAGCTCCCTTGTCCATCTCCCTTGTCAGCCTTTGAAGTTCCTCGACTATGTGGCCTGGTGTAATAATTTCCATGCTTGAGCCTCTCTGCTCGTTCCCTTTGTAGTTCCCATAAGATGCTAACTTTCGTTAGGTGTCCCTCTTTGTATTGTTCTTGTAGGCACTCTTGTAACTCAAGAATTGATTGAATCAGAATCCTTTTTGCTTGCGAGTCCATTAGCGATTGCCTTGATCTTGTCGAGTGTGTCCGTTGTTGCTCCACCTGTTTTGGCTTCGCTGTATAACAATCGTAAACCCTCAATGTCATCGCCTAATGCGTCTGCCATCGCTGACCAATCTTTAGCTGTTGCCTTTGGTCTTGCATCTCTGGCAACCTTTTCCATCTCCTCTCGACTAGCCCTCTTGTTGCCCGAATAGTTTGCGTTAGCTAATGCTCTACCGATGCTGCTGGTTTCACATACCTCTAATGCCGATGTTGCCTGTGGACCTTTAGCTGAATCAACCTCAAACGCTAGGCCAGTTGCTTTAGGCAAACCCTTCTCTTGGTCCTCAGCGGTTAGGTAGATGTAGCTCTTAGTAACCCAAGTTCCAACTTGTCGGTCTTGAGCTGTGGTGATGTTGTCGGTAACTATGCGAGCATCTTTGTGATCTTTATACAGCCTTTTGATTCGCTGCTCCACCGGCTCATAATCATTTAGGTTGAATTGTGCCATTGTCTTTCCCTTTCTTTTCTTGTTTAGCTTTTTGTTTTGCTAGCAACATAAGGACATATCGTTTTTTAGCTATTCGGTGAGTTTGTCCACCCTGACCTGGGTGTGCGTCTGTTAGTGCCATTTTCTATTTCCCTTTCTCGTGGTGTAGGTAAGGTGCTCCGCCAGCTCTTGATCTAAGACTGAGCATATGCTCACCAAAGATTAGACCTCGTTTTGCTCCATCCATTGCGTTTATCACTCTAGCCTTTAGGTCTGTCATTTTGGCGTTAGCCTTCTCGTATTCTGTGACCGAGTTTATGTAGTGCATCCCTAAATCGTCAAGGTCAACCTCGCTGTCTGAGATACCTGGCGATAGTGCCCTGATGGTTTCTAGTGTCGAGTTGCTTCCATCCCAGTAAGGCATCTTTAGCTGTAGGCAAGCCTCTCTGAATCTGATAGCAGCATCCCAAAGAATCTGAGCCTCAAACTCATCCCACTCGATGTCATACTCTTGATAGCTTGACCCAGCGAGCGCGACTAGCTTTGCTTGTCTGATTCCAAATACCTTCATGTACCAAAGCACTTGAGCGCGGTAAGCCTGTGGGACAGCAGTCCAGTAATCGCGTGAGAACTTCACCTCGACAATTCCCCACTCACCATCTTCAGTCTGATACAGTCCGTCAGGGTTAGACCTAGCCCAAGGGTTTTCTTTGTTAGCCCATGTTCCTGTTTCGTAAACAGTTAGCTCAGGATGTTCCTCTGTGAAGATGTCAAGGATTGGTGCTTCTAGTTTTGTGCCTAGTCGCATTGACATATTCGGCGTGACTTCATCAGGTATCTGTTTTGTTTTCTTTGCCCACTTAGTTATTGCTGATTCCCATTGTGATAATCCGGCGATAGGCGCGATGTCTGATCCACCTACTGCACCTGGTTCATCTCTTAGGTCATGCCACTCTTGGCTGCCGTTTGCAAAGTCACCCAGTAGGACTGCTTCAAGTAGTGTGTCTGTTTCTGCTGGTAGTTTATTTACTGGCAAGGTTTCCCTCTCTTTTCCTTGTCGCAAGGCCACGCTAACTCTCTCGGCGTGGCTTTGCTATTTGCCTTGGTATTACTCTATGGTTACCCTATGACATTACGCCAGATTGAGCGCAAATATATTGAGTTGCAAGAAGCCATAAGAAACAATGATGGTGTCCAATGTGCAGAGTTGCCAGGGGTATTCTTCCCCAATGATGAGCCAGACCTAGAGTCTAGGCAGGTCATGATAGATGTAGCTAAGCAGATTTGTAACGATTGCCCAGTCAGGCTAAGGTGCTTTGACTATGCACTATCAGCAGGGATGCAGGGCATTTGGGGTGGCACTACCTATGAGGAACGCCAGAAACTAAGGTCTTAGTCTTGGTCTGGGACATTCTTGATGGCAAGGATTGAGCCACCAACTGACAAGATAGCAGCAGCCACATTTAGAATCTGAGTGCCTAGCTCGCCTGTGATAGTTCCAAGGCTAATAAGCAGGGGTACAGTCGCGGCAATAATTCCGTAGATCCATTTTCTTACTTCAGGTTTTAGGTCAAACATTTTGGTTATCCTCATCTATTGGTTTGTAAAGCTTTACATCTTCAAAGGTAGCACTAGCTGTGTAGGCCGTGAGGATTATCGAGATTAGCGCGACTCCACCGATGACCATTTGCACGCTAACTTGCCTATCCCAGACAAATGTAATCATCCCAAAGGCAATCATGACCACACCAACGCGGTAAGAGCCAAAGATTAGCTTGCGTCTAAAGTTCCAAGAAGGGCCTGAGCTGCTTGCTTGCTCATCTTTTAGCAGGAATACGGAGTCTAGCCAGTTCATTTAGGGTTCCTTCGCTTGAGCGTAGGTTGTGTCTAGTTTACTGCCTTGATTTTATGCCAGTCAGGTCAGGTTTGAAGCCCTGTAAGGCTCGTAGGAGCCCTGAAATTACCTCTGGCTAGTGATTCCCTTATCTAAGCCCTAAAGCCCTGTAGAGGCCTTGTGTGGCTATTCAGCCCAGTTTTGACCAAGTTAGGGGGCCAACAATGCCGTCTGCCAGTAGCTTGTGCTTCCGTTGAAAAGCAACCACAGCCTTATGAGTCAGAGGCCCGAATGGGCCAGGGGGATTGACTCCAAGCTTGGCTTGCAGGTAAGCAACATCGGGGCTGGTTGGCTGTCCTTGCCTAAGTAGTTTGCCAGGGTAAGGTCTTGATCCTGTTGCTGGCTTTATTGGCTTGGCAGGTAAAGCAGGTTTGGCAGGTGCAACACCTTGCTCGGCTAGTAGCTTCTCGAAGTCAAGGTTGCCAGCTCCCATTGTTGGCTTGCCACCGAATCTAACCGATAGGTGAAGGTGTGGGCCATAGCCGTTTTCTTTGCCAAGACCCGATGCACCGGTAAGACCGATAATCTGACCTTGCTTGACTTGCTGACCTGCGACAACATCAATGCGCGATAGGTGAAGATAGTCAGCGTTATGACCCGATGGGAAGCTCTGGAATATCATGCGACCACCTGAGCCGGTGAAGGTTGGGATAACGCCGGTGATGGTTCCGTCAGCTATTGCCTTGACAGGTGTGCCGGTTGGGACTCCGTAGTCTGTGCCAGGGTTTCTTGAAGGGTTTACCTTCCTGTTTTTATGTCCATCGAAGCTGTCTGTAATTTTGCCCTCGACTGCTCTAATCCAGGTTGGCATTATTTACTTACAGTTGCGAAGATAAGACCGATGATTGAAACAAAGGAAGCTGTAAGCCCTGTGTAGGCTATGCGCTCGATCCAAGCAAGTCGCGCCAAGGTAAGTTCTACTTCTCTTATGCGGTCTGGCACATCGTCAAGGTGATCTAGTTTCTGTAGTACCTTTACTAGAATCTCGCCGTGTTCGAGTTGCTTTTTGTAGATGTCAGCTTGCGTAATGCGTACTGAAGTTGTTTCTTCCGCCATTATGCGCCTTCAGAAAAGTCCTGAAGCTCCCAGTCTGTTTCTGATTCATTCCATAGGTAAATAAAGCCGTCAGTTGGGTAAGGGACAGGTGCATTCCATAGACAAGTTTCCTCGTCAAGTAGCCAAGAGTCAAAAGGCTTAGGCTCAATAAAAGCGTCACGCCCAGCATCGTAGGTATAACCGATACCCGCGTAGTTTTTTCTTATGTTGCCGTTGTAGCTTGTTCTTTTACAGGTTTGACCTCTAAAATTGCCGTACCAAGTTTCAGGGTCAAGACCCTCAATTAGCTCTGTTTCGTCTATTCCGACAATGACCTCGGTAACGATGTTGTTGTTATTCAAAAAAGCGTAATGTGCCATTATGCCCAACTCACATTTCCAGAACCAGCGGTAATCGTGGTTACTTCGTCATCGCCATCAGTTGCTGTCGAACCAGTTAGTCCTGCTCCGATTGTAATTGTAAGACTGGCAGGGTATCTAAGAATTACAATACCAGAGCCACCAGCAGCTGCAATGTAAGCAGGATTTGAGTCTTGGTTTCCACCGCCGCCGCCACCGCCGCCAGTATTTGCTGTCCCAGCCGTAGCTGCTGTTTGGTATCCGCCAGTTCCACCACCACCAGTTCCACCAGCACCACCAGAGGAAGTTCCGTTTGAACCACCACCACCGCCACCGGCTCTAGTCACCGATGAACCAGTTATGGTCGAAGCGCGTCCGTCACCACCTTTACCACCAGGGCCTGGGTTAACATTCGCAACATCAGCGCCAGCCTGAGAAGCACCACCACCACCACCGCCAGCAGCAGCACCGCCAGTACCTCTACCAGCACCGCCATTGAAGCCAAAAGTTGGAGATGATGCTTGTAATACACCTGCTGCCTGTAATGAACTACTGCCGCTTGCGCCACCGCCACCACCAGAACCACCAGCTAAACCATTTTTTGTCAATGCTCCACCACCGCCACCGCCATTAGCAGTAAATACCGAGAATGATGAATTAACTCCGTTTGAACCATTTTGCGAATTGCTAACACCGCGAGCGCCACCAGCTCCAACAGCGACAGCGTAGTTTGTACTCTTTTGAAAAACATTGCTTGAGTCGGTACAAGCACCAGCTCCTCCACCGCCACCAATAGTTGCAGCACCACCACCGCCACCAGCGATGACAAGAAATTCAACAAGGATTCCTTCTATACCAGGAGTTGATAGAGGTGCGTAGGCTGTGCCATTCCAAAACTCAAAGGTGTCGGAATCAGCTAGGTAAGTAACCATTCCCTCGGTAGCTGTTCCGATTGCAGAACCCCTGGCTGCTGTGCCGGCAAAGGTCATAATCGCCTGATCCTGCAAAAATTCGTTTACATCCGCTGCCGCGAGAACTTCGCCTGGGGTAAATACTTTTCTTGGCATTGTTTTCCTTAGTCTTTATCTAGTTTAAACTTTTTATAGTTGAACATAAGCTGTGCCGTTCCAAAACTCAAAAGTATTAGAATCAGCTAGGTATGTCAGCATACCCTCTGTGGCTGTGCCGATAGCCGATCCTCTAGCAGCCGTTCCAGCAAAGGTCATAACCATTTGGTCTTGTAAAAATTCGTTTACATCTGAGGCTGATAGAACCTCACCAGAGGTAAATACTTTTCTTGGCATTGTTTTCCTTGTTTGTCCTAATCAAAGTTTAGCAGTTAGTAACTTAGGCGGTCTTCGTCAAGGACACCCAAAACAGGGTTGTCAAGAACAAAGAGGCTAAAGTCCAAACGCTCTAGGGCTAGTTCAATACGCTTCTCATCATTAGACCAGTCATGGCTAATGCCGATTACCCTGACATACTGCTCAATGGCTGGGGGGATGCCGGAAGGGGTAAAGCGAACCTGCACAATGTCCCCAATCTCAAGCTCTAGCACCTCATCCTGTTGGGCTTCGCTCAAAATGTCCATAACAACCGAAAGTGCGCTGAAGCGATACTGAGGCTGCTTAAATCTTTCCAGCAAGAAGTTAGCTAAAAACTGAAGCTCACTAGGGTCATTGTTTAGCAAGCCACTAATTGTGTATGAGCGTGGCCCAAACAGTAGCTGTGACTCTGCATCCTCGGCAATAGCCTCATCGGGGAACTCTTGATCATTGCTGATAACAATTCTGTTGAATAGTTCTTCTGTCCCAAAGACAACGCCCAGCTCAGCGAATGGTATGACAGTGTATCCAGGAATAGATTGCTCATCGGTAAAGATGATGTCGGGAAGTCTAGGGGTTGAGTTTCGCTCCTTGAAAACAAAGTTGTTATCTTTTGAAACAAACACCTCACCACCCTCGCTAGTTGCAACGAGCTGAAGGTAACTAATTGCCTGTGTTCCCTCGGCAATGGTTGTGTCTGATAGTGAGCTATCACCGACATCAATGCTTCGCTTGTCAACAGGCCAATCTACCTCTGGCAAGTCAAGGATGCGCTCTACTCTTGCTCCAGATAGTTCCACATCAGGGGACACTTCGGGCAGGTTGTTTTGTGTAAGAGTGCTAAGTCCATCGGTTGCTTGGAAGCTAACAACAGAGCGATTGCCTGGCTCATAAGCGATGTCAATGTCATCCACAGTTGCATGAATAACAGGGAAGCCGTTACAACTGATTCGTATTTCTTTGCCAGGAATAAGCTGACCAAAGTAAAAACCACTTGCATAAAGAGGGTCAAATAGCCGGTCAAAGTTATCTACAACAATGGTCAGATTACCTGCGTCAATGCGGTCTAGGGCTTGGTTCTTACCCCTTGATGTATCGGCTGATACAAGCCGGTCAGTAATGTCAAAAAATCTGTCACCAGACAAGGTAAAAGAAGTGTTGTCTAATACACCTCTAGTCGCGTCATCAAGGATAAAGGTGTTTGGATCTCTAGCACCTAAGTCAGCACCAAGTTCAACCTTGACAACTGGGGATGGCATTATGCGCCCTGCCAGACAGCACCAGAGGTGCGCTCGTAGGACTTTATAGCGTCAACGATTGCTTTTCCGATTGAAGGGCCAGAGCCTACGCCGCCGTTTACCTCGATGTTGTAAGTGTTCTCCACTGTTGGATTGTTAAATGCTGCGCCTGTTCCTGTCCCTGCGATAGCAGATGCAACGCTTCCAAACTCGCTGTAAGCCTGATTTAGTTGTCCAACAAAAGCACTGCCACCACTTACTAGAGCAGCCGCTAATTGACTGCCAGCCATAGGGCCAGCTTGAATAACCTGCTGAAGTAGTGCCGAGTTCAGGCCCATACCTGATAGCTGGGAGATACTGCTAGCGAACTTCTTAGTGCGTTCTAATAGCTTGGCAATGTTGCGAGTAATGCTGTTGACTGAGCTGCCAAGTTTAGGTAATTCAAAGCTAGACATTATTGAATCTTTGATTTGACCAAACAGAGTCTTTACCGCGCTGTTGAAAGACTGAAATGCAGATAATCGCTCATTAAGTATGCTTTGTTCTTGATTAGCTGCTTGTTGCTGTGCGGCAACAAGCCCATCTATCGCTGAAGTGTCCAATGCAGGAATTGCAGCAAGAGCAGCAGCAGCACCAGCACCCAACTGTGAAAAGTCAGGCATAGGTGGCAGCACAGGTGCACGAAGCCTCTCACCATGACGTCTAATTAAGGCTTCATCTGCTGCTCTTAGTGTTGGATTAGTAGAGGAGGAGGTTTTAGTTGCCCCAGCTCTTGCCTGGTTGAAACGCTCCAAAGCACCGGTAGCCTCAAGGACTTGCAGAGCAAAAATTCTAAATACACCACCGGCAGGTATCAATCTTGATGCTGAATCAGCTGCCGCGATTGTGTTAGTTTCAAAGAGCCCTAGACCTGGCAGGGTTTGCTCAATAGATAACTTAGTTCTATTGAAACCATCGGCTATTGCCCATAACCCAGCAGCAACAGCCACGATAGGAATAAGCCTCATGGCGGCACTAAACAAATTGGTTGCAACAGTAGCAATGGCTGTTTTTGTCGTGAGATTTGCCATTCCCCATGCATAAAGATCGGCAGCAACTTTACCTAAAGCAAGAACTAGGGTTACGGTTTTGACTATTGTGGAAAGTGCCCAAAATGCCGCAATAACTCTTGTAATTGTTTCGATATTCGTAATAAGAAACTGCGTTACGCCAGCAACTTGTGTTAGTAATGTTTTCCAGTCAACAGCCTTAACCGCGACAAGTAGCTTGTCTCCAAATTCACTAACCATTTCTCTAACAACCGGAATAATTTCTTCAAGGACTGGTAAAAGCTGTTGACCAATTTCAGCTTGAGTATCTGCAATCGTTGCTTTCATAATTCTCATGCTGTTAGCTAAACCGCCAGAGGTGTTAGCAAAGTCACCAGAAGTCTTGCTAGTTTCTTGCATAAGAAGGCCATAACGGGCCTGAACTTTTTCAGTTTCAGTTAGCTGGCGACCGACCTCACCGATGCTATTTGCAGCAGCGTAAGCTTTGACCTCGTTATCGAGTAGGTTAATACCAAAACGCTTTAGTGGTTCAGCCTCACCTGCAAGACCAGACTGGAATACACCTAAAGCCTCAGATACCTCGATGTTAAAAACAGATGCAAAGTCACTGGCCCTTACTGAAATATCTCCAATAAAACCAGCAACATCACCTCCCTGCCCTACTATTCTGTCAGCAAAAGCTGAAAATCTAACAGCTGCTTGGTTAAAAGCAACTTGAGATGTACCAAGACTTGTAGCGGCTGTTTCACCAAACTTAAGGATTCCAGCAGCAGAGCTTCCGAACGCAACATTTACAGCGTTTACAGACTCTTGTAAATCCGAAGCAGACCCAACAGCCTTACCGAGAAAAGCACCTATGCCAACGGCGGCTGCACCTGCTACAGCAAAGTTACGGCCTAAAGAACTAACTTGATTGCTGAGATTAGCAAACGACGCATTGGCAGCCTTTAGTCCTTTAGGGTCAAAGCTGGTGAGGATTGGGATTCTAATTGCCATTTTTATACCTTAAGTTTCTGGTTGATTCGGCCTACATACTCATCGAGGGTTTTGACCATCTGATCTCTTACACCAACGATTGCGATTGTTAGCGGTGGGTAAACATAGCGTGATGCTTGTCCCTTTAGGTTGCGAATCATTGCTTGGCCTTGTCCATTTATGCGATAGCTAAAGGGTGCAGCATTACCTCGTCTTGTTACCGGTCTTGAGCGTGTAGGGCTTTGTCTGCCAGAGCCACCCTTGCGACCAAGTCCCTTGTATTCGTATGGCAGTTGAACGCCACCACCTTGAGTCTTTCGACCAGCCATGTCAGCGATTTCAAGACCAGCAGCATCTCCAGGGGACTGAACTGACAGCCTAATGAGGGATGAAGTGTTGTTGAATTTGCTATCTCTAGTCTGTAGCTCGGCCTTTACCTTTGCACCGGCATAGCGTGTCCGACCATAGTGCATCATGCCCGATAGGGGTGCGGTTGCTGGCAGGTTAGATCGTATAGCTGTAACTGCTGGCTCAGCTATTCGCCTGACATCCTTGCGTAGTTCTTTGATTGAGCCAGGTTGCACAGCGTCAAGTAGTTGCAAAGTTTCCTTTACACCTGTAATGCGGATTGGGTCAAACAAGAACGACTCCTAGATTGAATAACTCTTACAATTCTACCCAAAAGAAAAACCCCCTTTCGGGGGCTATCTTTTTGGAGATTGGCTTTGGTTCCTCGACACTAGGTATCGGCTGATAGTCCAGAGCATCCGTTCATCTAACTTCATAAGCTCGAGTGGACTGATGCCCGACTCAACTGCTAGTGAAGCGATGAACCAATGCGCGGATTGGTCGCCTAGCCCTTTGATGCTTTTGGGTCGTCTGCGGCAGTAATAGTAACTACCTCATCCACCCACTCATCAAAAGGTTTAGCTGTTGACTTTGTGCGTGTTTCGCTTGCCCAAGCTAAGAACAAGAGGTGAGTTATCTTGAGTTCTTTTTCTAGGTTTGCAATAGACAAGTTAAAGTGTGATTCAAACTTGACCATGTCAGACGCTAGACAAGTGACCTCTTTGGTTTCGCCAGGCTTGTCAGTTAGCTCGATTTGTAGGATTATCTTCATGTTTTTAGTTTAGTGGTTATGCAGATGGAGCGGTGCCTCTGACAACATCGCCGGATACCGGCCAAGTGACAGATAGGGTAGCTAAATCGCCGACTGCTCCCGCGTATGGTTGATACTGGGTGCACAAAGCCTGGAATCTATATTCAGGGTTTGTTGCGGTGACTGTTCCAGAGGTAGGTGCAATCTTTACATCTACTAGAGTTCCCATTAGTGGGAATAGTAGAGCGTCAACTGCTCCAGCTGCGAAGTCTTGGTGGAAGTCGAATGATACAGATGCATCACGAAGCCCGCCGATCCTTGTGCGATAAGATGACCCAAAACTGGTCGTCTCGATTTCATCTGCTGAGATGTCAAGGGTTACAGAGGCAATCGAAGTGCTTAGGATAGCAGTTCCGATTGTGACCTTGTAGTCTTGTGCGTAAAACTTTGCCAATTTATTCTCCTAGTTTGCTATGACTGTGACTGTAAAGTCAGCAGCCAGGTATGTGGTGTCGCTAATTGTCAATGAACCAACTGAGTCCATAGACACAACTCGGCAGTCGTAGGCATATCCACCAAGAGTCTTATCTGATTCTACTGCATTTTTGACACTGTTTGCCCCTGGCGAGATGTAGGCATCTAGCTTGCGCTGTGCCTCTCGCTCGGCAGACCTGCCAACTATTGCGGTGATAACAAAAGTGTAGTTAGTTAGTCCATCGGCAAAGGCTCTGTCATAGCTGACATTGTTTAGTGCAACAATGGCGATGGGTGGATTGGGTAGATCAGGAACCTCAGCGGCTGTGCGTAGCCCTGGAATGGTTGCAAGGTTAGCAGCTAGTCGAGTTCTTATCTGACTGATGCTCATTAGCCGAAGGTTCTCATAATTCTAAAAGGCATTGCAAGCTGTTCAACATCTGGGTCAAGGTAGCGACCAACTCGGATTGCTCCCATGTCACCGAAGCCAGCAACACCTAGAGGGCTGTCTAGTCTTTTGTAAAGTCTTGATGACTGGATTACAGTTGCTTGCTTGATTGCGGTAGGAATTGAAGGCCAACCCCAAACACCTGTGATTCGACAAAGTGCTTGCTGGTCAACAACAGGCCAAGTGTAATCACCAACAGCCCTAATGCCTGTGAATGGCATATAAAGTCCGTCTGAGCGACTGTTTAGAGGCTCAAGCTGAAAGTCGTTAGCTCCCCAAACAACATAAGTGTCACCGACCTCATCGGTAGATGAAACCACAGAGACAGAGATTGCATCGTCAATAATAAGGTTTAGCGCATCGGTGGCAGCAAAGTTGCGAGTTGCTGTGCCAGCGTTGGAGAAGGTGCGAGCTGTGAAGCCGTCAATCATGCGTGATGCAGACTCGATAGCGGTTTCTAGTAGTGAGTCATCAATAGCGTCTGTGATGCGTAGCGATGCCTTGACTTCTTGAAGGGTCGCATATCCGTTTGATATAGCCATAATGTTCTCTATTCTACTGGCTGGAAAGGATACTAAAAAAGCCGTCTAGTCCCAAGAGTTCTCTCGTCTAATTCTAAGTGACCATTCCCCACCGGTCATGTTGTTCTCAGACCTTCTCTGCTCGTAGAGCCTTTGGTTTATGCCAAAAGTCCTAGAGTTCTTTTCCCCATAACCAGCGGCTAGGGTCGAGCTGTTGTCATGGTGAATCTTGGCATGTATACGCTTCTTAGGTATTCCGCGTGCATCAATCATTCGCTCGTAGTCGTTGTCATCAAAGTAAAGGGGATGAAACAGCTCGCTTTGTAGTCCAGCGTTTAGGATTACACCTTCACCAATAGCAACGAAACACCAGTCAGGCACAGCATCAGTAAAGTTCAGGGCCTCGGTGTCAACCTCATTGGCTATCTTCTCAAGGCTGCCAGGTGCACACCAAGTATCCTCACTAGCAAAGACCCAATACTTAGCGTGAGGTGTTGACTTGATTACAAAGTTCATGGCGGCAACTGGGCCTAAACCATAGGGCACTTGTATCAGCCAAAGGTTCTCCACTATGTCAGGTTTGACAGGCTCAAAGACTCGCTTGCCAGAATTGTCAACAATGACTAAATGTTCGACTGGGTAATCAATCGAGTCAATCATTCGCTGGGCTAGATCGTGCCTTGCATAAGTTGGGAAGGCTAGGACAGGAATCACTTAAGTAACTTCTTTAGAATCGGAACCCAGCTCTCATCCCAAACCTTCTCGACATCAAACTGGCTAGCAAAGTCAATCGCAACTTGTGATGTGCCACGCTCTGCCTTGTAAGATTCTTCGAGAGCATTGACCAAGCTGGACACATTGGGTGTCATCCACCAAGCGTCTTGACCAGCATCCCAAGTTAGCTGTCCATCGGTTAGCCATGAGTCCTCGCTGATTAGGTCAGGTGTCGCTGCCCAGTTAGAACCGATAACCCTAGTGCCACAGGCTTGAGCCTCGACTGATGGAACCCCAAAGCCTTCACCCAAGCTGGGTGCAAGCAAGACATCCATCCTTGTGTAAAGTGCAGCAAGGTTAGTTTGAGCTAAACCAAACCGGTAGTCTTGTGGGTTTGGAAAGATAACCTGTTCCTTCTTTACTCCCAGCGAGCTAAGGATGTTCAGCAAGTTCCAACCACCCGAGAAACCAAAGCTGTCTGTGTGTAGGTATAAAACTGCATCGGGCCTGTCTTTGGCAAAAATGCTGAAAGCAAGAATGAGCTCACCATAGGCTTTGCGATGAACTAGGCCAGATGCTTTGTTAGCCGCCACTACTCCGACTACAAAGGTTTCAGGTGTTAGACCTAGATACTCGTTTATGTCATGCCCGCCGATTTTGTATGTTGGTTTGTAAACCTTGGTATCTATTCCATGAGGTGCGTATTCACACTCAATGCCCTTGCCGTTTAGCTGTCTAACTCCGTGAGGTGACATAGCTATCGGTGTGACATTTTCTTTGCGTAGAAACTTCTCAACTCCTGGTGGCAAGGTTACATGGTCAAGCGGTGTCCATGCTGCGATTGGAAAGTCATCGTATTGAGCTGACCTCATTACCCAAACATCGTAAAGGCTGATAAACAAATTGGGCTTGTCAAAGTTTGCGATGAAGGTCTTGTGATCCTGTGGCCCAGAGTCGTTGCTGTATTGGTCTATTCCTCTGGGATAATGAGGTATCTTGCCGTAAGGGGTTTTGATTACGCTGGGGATACCTTCAAGGCCATAGTTTGACAACATGGCAACATCGAGGTCTGCTCGCTTGAGTCTGTCAACTAGCATTGTGGCCTGTTGACCATAGCCAGTTGGTGCGTTGTAGCTGTTGGACCAGACGCTTACTGCTCCGGTCAGTTTCTCTTTATTCGTAGGCATACATAAACCTTAGCAAAAAAAGGCAGGGAACACAGTCCTACGCTCTGTGTTCCCCGCCAGCTTTTTACTTCAGGGTGTTACTAGACTCCCTGGAAGAAGCCGATGTGGCTTGCGTGAGTTAGTCCACCATCAAGACGGATTAGGCCTCGGTAGGTAACTGTGTCGGTGTTAAATGCGTAGTCAGATGACTGGTCTACACGGATTCCACCGGCAACACGAACAACAAACGATGGGAGGTGTCCGAAGAGCACGCTCTTGGCCGCTGATCCCACTGCCGCAATATTCGGATTTTCATAGACTGGGTAACCAAGCAATGTTGCTGGCTGACCTGGTACTGCGGACTCGGTCCAAATAAATGCACCTGATCCATCCTTCATCTTACGAGCTGCTGCGATACCGGACTTGCTCATGTAGAAACCAAGACCTGGCAATACTCTTGCGCCGTCTGCGATTCCGTACACTAGGTCAACTAGGTTCTCGTAAGTGGCTGCTGTTGCAGTTCCACGAACTACTGAACCAGCTGCTCCAGCTAGTTTGGTTGTTAGAACATCGTTAGCCTTTAGACCCAAGGATGTTCCGAGGTTTTGGGCGATGTACTGGGTGATGTCGAATCCAGCATCAGTAACAAGTTCCTGAGCAACCTGTACTAGAGCACCGTACTTCTCAGCACCAAGGGTGATGGATGAGAATGTTGGGTTGGACTCAGAGATTGTTCCTGCTGCTGCTACTGAACCAGAGGTTGAAGTCGCGGTGACAGTCGGAATTACTAGATTTTCTCCACTCTGTGTGTTCAAGACCTCAGAAGTGGTAAGCATAGGACCGACCAGTTGAGCGATTTCAAAAACGCGATCAAAAAAACTTTGACCCACAGTGTTCGAGCTTGGTACTAGAGTGCGAGCTTCGCGAGCGAACTCGTAACCACGCATTTCACCCATAGCAATCGAGCGCAAGATTTCTGCATCGTTGTTCTGAGTTGTTGGTGCGGATGGTGTGAATGAAGCTGCTGCCTCAGATGCACGAGCTTCGCGGTCTGCTAGCTTGCGTGCGGTTTCGATAGCTGTGTCGGCTGAGTCAATGTCAGCTTCGATACGAGCAATCTTGGTGTTTTCTTCAGCGGATAGGCCACGCTTTTCAGCCTCAGCAGAGTTCAAGACTTCTCTTGCCTGTGCGATGAGGTTGTTGCGAGCATCCATCTGTGACTTGATAAAGTCAGACATGTATATCTCCTAGATTGATTGAGTTGTTGGATTTCTGCGGTGCTGACACTCAACAGATACAGCGGTGCTTACACTCAACTGTTAGCTACAAGTTTATAGGCAAAAGAAAACCCCAGCTCAGAAAGGGGATTGAGCTGGGGCTAAAGAAACTCTATCGGGTTTCTTTACTGTCAACAACCCTTGCTTCTTTGGCTGGGTTGTATGAGTTTGTGTTGTCTAGTTCCCAAACTGCGGTAGCTAGGTCATCAGCGATGTCAGCGATTACGCCTACTGATGGGTTACCGGCAACCTTTAGGATTGCTCTCTTGATGTCATCTTTGCTTGCCATGTTTATATCCTTTTCAATAGAAGGTCAAACTGCTTTTTCTTTAGGTCTAGCAGGTCAAGGCCGTTGTCAATTACTTCCTCAATCTCTGGCTGTGCCTTGAGCTTGTTCACAACATCGGTGATTAGCTCTGCACTCTTAGGGTCAAGTTCTTCGCCCGACTCTAATCTAAGTAAGGCGTCTGCTAGCTCATCTGGGTTGATCGTTGGGGCTGATCTAACCTGAGCAACTGTGGCTTCATAAGCTGGGAAGCTAACGATGCTGACCTCAAATAAACGGACTGATTCAAGTGTGCGTGTCTTGCCATCTCTGGCCCAAGAGTCTTTGATGACATTGAATCCAAAAGACATACTATCGATGACATTAGTGCGAAGAAGCTCTGCAACGTCTTTCCCGCGCGAAGTTTGTGGCAACTGAGCTGTAACCTTTAGGCCACGCTCATCCTCGACAAGTTGCATAGTGCCACCTCTTAGCGATGCTAGGGGTTCACCGGCGTCATGGTTCCAAAGTAGCTTTACCTCGTTGCGAGATTGTAGCGAACGCTTGAAAGCACCTGGAGCAACATACTCAACAAAGCCACCCAAATCCTCGGATGGTGAATTGAAAACAGATGCGTAGCCGGTAAAAGTCATGCCGTCACCCTCAGCCCTGACCTCGAAGTCAACGGTGTTGGTTCTAACTTCTTGCTCTTTAGACTCAGGCTGTGGGCCGTCAATCTTTAGGGCGATAGCTCTTGCGACATCAAGCCACTTGTTTTTGTTGTCCATGCTGTTAGTTTCCTCTTGTCTAATTCTAGCAACTACCGAATCAGCGTAGTCTTTGGTTCTTTGCGCTGCTCGCTTGCTTGGCCCTGATCCCCAAAGCAAGTGTGCAACCACACCGGCAGAAGGATAGTTGTCAGAGTCAGGGTTTGCATCTGGTGAGTCAAGGTCAACTAAATGGCGAGCAATCCAAGCGGCAATGCGAATCCACTTATCATCCGACACGCGACCTTCAGCCATCTCTCTAGCCTCGCGGATAGTGCCAGCGGTTACGCCATCACCAGCAAGACCTTCCTCGTAATACTCAAGTCCACGCCGAGCTGCTGCTCTCATGTAAGCAGGGGCTTCTTGGTCTATGTCCCTTTCCTCTTGATCTGGTTGCCATGCGTTGCAGTAGTAACCACCATCGACAAAGTCCATCCACTTCTCACACCAAGCTTTAGTGCCATCCTCGTTTTGTCTGTCCTCGTTGAAGAAGAAACAGTTGCCACAAGCTCTACCCTCTGGGACATCCTCGGCAAGTGCAGGTCTGTAATTGTCAGGTAGCTCTCTAGTGACAGCTCTTAGCTCATCAATCTTGCTTAGGGTTGAAAACTTGTGCCCAACGAGTGTGTCTGTTTCATTCCAGCCTTCTTCGCCTTCGCGGTAAATTCTAATAAGGGCAGCAGGGTCATCAGGTGTGCCGGTAATTGTAAAGCTAGAGTTAGGCACATTTATTTCGCCATCTCTAACAATGCGAGTAATTCGGCCCTGTGCAACATTGTCACCGGAACCCCAGCGAACAAAGTCACCGACCTCAAGCTCATCAGGCTCAGCTCTTAGCTCTCCACCTGGCTCAATGTTCTCGGCTAGGGATAGCGCGACCATCTGCGCGATTGCATCGTCTTTAGAGTCTTGGCAGGATACGACTGAGTTATCCTCTTTGACTACTGCCCAACCTGGGCAATCTGTGGTCTGTGAAATAAAGTAAGGAGCCATTAGTTGTCCTGCCACATAACATGAAGGTCTTTTGTGCCTGAGTTAGTAATTGCCCAAAGCTCACTACCTGCCCAAAGAATAAGTTGGTAAGTTTCTGAGTTGTCAAGGTGTGCGCCTGTGCTTGTAGTCACAGCCGAGCCACCACCAAACCAAATAAACTCGTTGCTTGACTTCTCGGCATTGTGCAGAATGACATGAGTTGGGTTGTTGCGTGTTCCAAAGATTTGAACTGCTGCGGTTCCAACTGTGACTTGTTTAGTTTCTAGCATCAGACCTCGTATACAGCTTCAGGGTCATTAGGGTCAATTTGTGCGACTGGTTGCAACTGGGTGCTTGGTAAACCGGTGTGTCCGATTGGTGGCAAGCCAACAGCGGCTAATGCCTCGGCAGGTGTGAAGCCTGAGATTACAAGTTGCTGAACCATCTTGACGCGCTTTTCCTCTGTGATGACAGCGGTGTCTGCGAGCGCGATGTTTGCAAGTGGCACTCTGTATTGGTCGCCTTCTTCAACTGGCTCCATGTCCTCAAGTCTGCGGATGTCGTTGGTCGAGTAGAAACCAGCTTGGGCTCCAACTGAGTAAGACTGCACTCTTGCGGTTAGGTCAGCTCTTAGCAAGTCACCGAACTGGAACTTTATGAAAGCATCGCCTGGTAGTAGGCGTGAGAACGCTGCCTCTACCTTTTCCGTTAGTGGTCTGAGGGTCATGGAAACAAACTGAAGATTGTTTTGCTCAACCGATGCGTAGCTTGCTGTTCCTGGTACACCTAGCAAGTGAAGTGGGACATTGAAAGCTCTTGCGATTTCCTCGACTGCAAACTTGCGTGACTCTAGTGCTTGTGAGGCTTCAGGGTCTAGTTGGGTTGCAACAAACTTAGCTCCACCAGATAGAACGCCTGTCTTATGTGCTCGTCTTGATCCGTTGCGGTGCCGAGCGTCGAAGCCATCTGCTAACTCTCTAGCCTGGGTGCTCGTGAGATTCCCTGGAAACTCGATGACTCCTGCGGTGGATGCACCTGTTCCAAAGAATCTAGCAGCGTAGTCGCTTAGCGCGATGTTTAGTCCTAGTGACTGCTTTAGAGTTTCAACTCGGCTAAGTCCTTTTAGGTCACCTGGAAGAATAAGGTCAACGATGTGAATAATCTCATCGTTTGATAGTGGTCTGTTTTCGCCTTCATACCTAAAGATTTTGCGACCAACCTTGGAACGCTCAATCTCTACCTTCTCAGGGTTTAGGTTTACAAGGTTTACAACTTGACCTTGTGCATCGCGGAACACGCGAGTATAAGAATTGCCATGTACAAGCAAGCTTGAAAAGACCTGCTGAAAGAACGCTGCTCTTGTGCTTAGGTCAATGTCAGGCTGGTCTAACCAAACAGGTCTGGGGTTCAAGGGTCTGCGAGTTGCACCGATCCTTAGATACGCCCCACATGGCAAAGTCGAGATGGTGTCAGAGATAAGGCTGACTGCTGAGAAGAACGCGACAATCTCAAAAGATTTCTTAGTGGTGACATTTACGCCAGCCTCAGACTGTAATCCAAAAGGCTCACCTGCACCCCAAATAGTTTGGAAGCTTACAGCTCGTTGTTCAAAAAGATTACCTAGCATTACTTACTTCTTTCAATGGCTATACCGAATACGAGCAGTCCGATACCAAGCAGAATTATCCCTGCCGGTGGATAAATAAAAGATGCTCCTAGTGCAATAGCAAACACGCCTGTTGCTTGAAGTATTGTCGCTGTCATTACCAACCTAAATAAAGAATTGAGGACTCAGTTGCTCAGCTTCTACTCTACCAACAGTTGCTCTATCAAAGGCTATGACAGCAGCGACAGCAGCGTCAATCTTGCGCGGTGAGCCTCTGTGCTCTTTTACAATTCTTGGCCCTAAGCGGTCAGTCTTGATAACAGCGTTAGTCAAGTGCCTTGCAAGGGTTGGGTTGCCATCATGGGTTAGCTGTCCTTCAGTTACAGCCTGATAGACCTTTGAGCAAGCTGGAACCATGCGCGATGGTGAGCTTGAGTTGTATTCGACTACTGGTAAGCCTAGGTCTTGCATAGCTTCCATAGATCGTTGCCAGCGGAAAGGGTCACAGGCTATCTCTTTTACATTGTATTTCTGGCAAAATTGGATAATCTCATCCTCAACTTCTGAGGTGCTTACACGCCAATCATCGGTATCCTCTGGTTGTTTCTCCCAAACCCTAATCAGTCCAACATGAGGTAGCTCATCCTCTTTAGGGATTGTGCAATAAGCAAGGGCTGTGCAGTCACCATTGAACGAGCCGTCAAAGCCAACAATGACCGGTTGGTCAGGGTCAAGTTCTATGTCTGCATCTAGTTGCTCCCACTTACCAGTTGGTAGCCAAGCGTTTAGCGAGCTTACCCATTGATTGAGTCGCTTGGTTCTAAACTCTGGCTCGGGTGTTCTATTGACTGCTGAGGCAAAGTCATCCTTGGATACTAGATCGTTGTAGCCAGGGTTAGCTGATTCCCAAGTTGATTCAAGTCTGTGGTCTGCCTCTGGCTCTGCTTCCCACCAAGACATAAAGAAAGTCGGGTCATCTATCTCACCTGTTGACACGCGCTTGCCGTATTGGTAGAGGCTGTAAGCGATTGAGTCTTGTCCGGTCATGTCTGTCTTTTGCCCTGCTGTGGTCACTGCGAGTAATTGCGCAAGCTTTCCTCTGTTACCCATAGATAGTGAAAGCACATCCCAGAGTTCTCGGTTCTTGTGGGCGTGAATCTCATCCACAATCGCTCGGCTAACATTCAGACCTTCTTTGGAGTAAGCCTCGGCAGATAGGACTTTCATTACTGAGTTGGTGCTTGGAACATAAATAGCATCGCGGTAAAGCGTACACATCTCAGATAGCTCGCTTGATTCAACCATGCGCTTAGCTTCACCAAAGATAATGCGAGCTTGTTCTTTCTCGGCAGCCGCCACCACAACTTCCCCTCCTTCAATGCCCTCAGCAATCAGGCTGTAAAGGGCAAGAGTTGAGGCTAGGGCTGACTTACCTGATTTCCTAGGAGTGCCTACAAGTGCGACTCTTGCGGTTAGTCCACCATCGGCATCTCTTGCAAAGATGCGCCTGACCAGTTCCTTTTGCCAGGGTCTTAGAACTAGCGCATCACCGACTCGACCAGCGATTCCGTCTTTACCGATAGTTCCAAACGCCTCAGCAAACTCAATGGCATATTCACCATCACCAGCTTCGATAGCTTCATCTGGGACAGGGGTCAGCCAGCGTGGGGGCCAGCTATTCACGATGAGCCTTCCTGGTCATAAGTTCCTCTAGCTTGCTCATCTTTTTGACCTCAGCAACGCCGAGTCTGCTTCTATCTGTTGGGGTGAAACCGAGCAGGGAAAGGTTTGAGTAGATTGACTTTTCTAGCTCTCTCAAACCCCTGCGATCCTTGGGGTTGTTGTCGGTCATAACCCTCACCCTCAAGTTCCAGCGTTCGTCAACCATCTCACAGGTCATCAGCAGAATCTCAATGTCGCTGTTGGGGCTAATCCAAGCGATGCCTGATTCCCACACTCTGTCCCAGAGTTCCTTGCCATACTTCAGTAAGGGTCGAGCTGGCTCAGGTGTAGATAAGGCTTGAGGTATGAGCATGACAGTTGACTGGTCAGGTAATGCTCGCTTGCCAGGGTTGCCGGTGAGCCTTTTGACCTCAGTTGGGACTGGTGGCCTTCCAACCTGTGCCATGACTAATCTGCCTTAGCTGGCAGTAGCTCGGCTTTCTGTCCTGTTAGCTTCTCCCAGCGTTCAATGATTACATCGCAATACTTAGGGTCTAGCTCAACAAGTCCTGCCCTTAAGCCAAGCTGTTCACAAGCAATCAAGGTTGAACCGCTACCTGCAAATGGATCAAGCACAAGGTTTCCAGAGGCACAACTATTTTTTAGCATCTTAGAAACTAGTGCTATTGGTTTCATCGTTGGATGAATGTCATTCCTTCTTGGTCGCTTTTCCTGAATGACTGTGCTAGTTGAAAATGAATCGGTAATAAAATCAAGCAATTCTTGTTTTGTTAATTTTTCCCAATCTCTTTTTTCTTGTTTAATAACTGTCGTGTTAGTAAAAGGACCGTACCAAGAGTGAGCAGCACCAGGCTTCCAGCCATAAAGTATTGCTTCATGTTGCCAGTTGTAGTCTTGCCGACTTAGAACAAGGCTGTCTTTAGCCCAAATCAAAACCTGCTTTACAAGCCAGCCGGACTTTGTCATCTGCACTCCAAAGGCCCCGTTTGAGATGTGTTCGCCTGGGTAGCAAACATAAATTGGGCCACCAGCTTTGGTGTTTTCTAAAGCAGCTGAATAGAAGCCAAAAAGAAACTTGTCAAATTGAGCGTCATCCATGTCGTCATTTTTTATAGTCAGCTTGTCTTTTGTTCCACCTTCGTAAGCGACATTGTATGGTGGGTCAGTGAAAACACAGTCAGCTAAATTTCCATCTAATGCAGCTCTAATAACATTTGAGTCAGTGCTGTCGCCACAGACTAGCCGGTGCTGACCTAACAGGTAAACATTGCCAAGTTCAGTGTTAGGTTGCTCAGGTATCTCAGGTGCAACATCTTCATAGGTTTCAATATCAAGTATCGGAATATCTGGGAGTTCAAAGCCAAACTCAGCTATTTCAAAACCTGCTTGCTCAAGCTCTGCAAGCTGTTCATAAAGAACCTTGTCATCCCAAGAAGCAAGCTCGGCTGTGCGGTTGTCGGCAAGAGCAAAGGCTTTGACTTGATCGGCTGTCCAGTCAGCCGGAACTCTAACAGCTTCAATGTGAGACCAGCCTAATCTTTTAGCTGCCTCAACTGTTCCGTTGCCGGCGACTATGATTCCGGCTTCAGTAATGACTATCGGCTTGCGCTGACCGAACTCTTTGAGGCTGCCCATGATTGCTTTGAGGTTCTTGTCGTCATGTTGCCTTGCGTTTTGGGGGTCAGGGGTGAGATCTGCGATGCGTAGGTTTTCAAGCTTCATTTTTATAGCTTACCAAAAAGCTTTAGTTTCGCGGTACTACACAAAGAGA